TGCACCCGAAAATGTGACATAAGACCCATTGGTAGCACCGTGACTTGAAATAGTCACCGTAACCGTTTTAGAGCCACTAACCGTTGTAAAGCAGCCATTAGTCGTTGGAGAAACAAAAGTAGCCCGTATAGGGGTGATGTCGTATAAAGTCTGACCTGCTTCTATATACAGTTTTCTAGACGTTCCAAGAGCTAGGTAATTATCCGCAGCGGTCGTGATCCAATTAAAGACTTGCCGACAGGTTCCCACCACAGTAAATAAACCATAACGAAGCCAGCCGCCCATTTTCTGGGGATAGCCTGAGCGAAAGCGGATTTTGTCGCACTCAAAGAACCCACCTTCATTGGTGTAGTTGGTCTGATCTCTGTTTAATCCTGGCTTGAACTGTAATTTTTGTAATGGCACGGGTTTACCCTTAGACGTATTGACGTGTTCCTGATTTGTCAATGATAAGGGCTTGCCGCCTTGGTGTCATGTCTTTTGTGTTAGGGACTGAGATATGTGTCCAACGGTCAAACTCACGAATAATCTGGTCATACCCAATGCCAGAAGCAATTACCGCTTTAACAACTTCATCTGGCGTCATGCCTGGTACACGAATGTCAGCAGCACAACCTATACGATGTTGTGAGGTGTTACGACTTCCAACGGCATTGTTCACGGCTTCTGACCTAAAGGCGGAGTTAACCATAATCGGCTTACCACCTAGCACAGTCTTTACCTGTTCTAAGAACCCTGCTAATCGAGTCAAATTTTCGGTTTCTTCTACATTTGGGGTATTGTCAAACTCACGATGGTCTGTGATAGTTAGTTCTTCAAAAGTAAAGTGCTCACTTAGATTCATCTTTTGACCTCTTCATATCCATAATCTTCTCCAGAGTACGCCCGCCAAAATAAAAAGACATAATTAACATACCCCACTGTCCAAGCAGTTCTACATAGTTGTTGTTTACTTCTATATCCCAAGCGGACATCATGGCAAAAGTCGTGTAAGTAGTCAAAATAAATACCAACGTACCTGGACGAATGTTCTTAGACAGCCAGCTATCACTAGCCATGTCTGCTTCTTGACGCTTAGTAAGTTCTTGAGCTTCGATGTTGTCTGCATTAAGTTCAGCCAACCTACCTTCTTGTTGCATCTGTAATAGTTCTTTTTGAGCTTTTGCCTTAGCCTCTGGATCAGGAATAAACTTGTCTAGGACTTTCATCCCAACGTCAAATAGTGCCATTAATGGAATCATTTTTTACCACCCCATACAATAAAATAAGCAATCCAACCTGCTGCCAGAAAGCACCAAAACTGCACCCACTTAACCTTTGACAACTCAGCATCAAAGTACTTGCGGTCTTCCTTCTCTAGCCGTTCAATCTCGGTCTTGATGTCTATTAGCTTCTGCCACTCCTTCGTGCCATGCTGCTTGATAAAGTCAATCCGTAATTGGTATTCCTCGTCCGAAATCTTCTTTCGGTGTTTGTATTCCTCAAGGGCTTTGAATATCGCCCGCTCTTTCCGTAATTCTGCTTCCCTACGTTCCCGAATCCTTGCATTTGCTTGCTGCTTGGCTACATCTACCGCTTCCTTCTGTACCTCTTCAATGTTCTTGCCAATCTCCCTACCAGCTTCTCGACCAGTCTTTATCCCTTCACTGATGCCCTTAGCACCTGCTGACAACCCCAGTTCGTCCGCCATGATTCAATTTAAAACACCTTTCCGCCAGCGGCTGGAACTGAAGTTGCATGAATAGAAATATGCTGTCTGAGGTTTAAAGGAGCGTTGCAGTCTGAGCAGGTATCTGCCTCTAGCTCGGCTTTATCTAAGTCGTAACCACAGGCGGCACAAACCACTTCTATTTCGTGGTGTGGCTCAATTAGTCCACCTTCTAGTGTTCTAGCTTCTATAGTCTGTTTCATGTTAGTACCTGTTCTACCCAAGATAATGTGGCTTCATCCCAAAACCAAGGTCCACCTGTTGTAGGAGCTGGTCCTGGAGGAGTTGGTGCCTCCCATAAATAAGTTACTGGATTTAAAATCCATGAAGGATATGGTTGTGGCGCTGCAAAACCTATGCCGTCCCATGAATAACCAATACCAGCATAGTTCTTATGCAGTGGAGTGCCACCATCAGGAGTCATTGGCGCAGCAGGAGGGCTAGGTGCATGATGCACGTTTCCATAAGTGTTGTAGGAGGTTTTAACCCATCCTGTACCAAACAAACCAGAATCAATAACATCTTGTGTAGCAACAATAACTTGAGTTACGATTCCATTTTCTACTTTTGCAAAATGACTCATAAATTACCTTAGAACGTAATTGAACCAGAGGAGCTAAAGGTGTAAATTTTATTTCCACCACTATTGGTAAATGATGCACCACTAAAAGAAACGGCATTATCAAATGTATTTGAATAGCTAATAATTACAATTCCTGAACCACCTGAACCGCCCGCTGGTGCGCCTGAATTTATACCACCACCACCGCCACCACCAGTATTTGCGCTTCCATTACCACTATCAGCAGAACCACCGCCACCTATACCGCCACCACCTGCCGATGCACCTTGAACAGAACCGCCACCACCGCCACCACCAGCATAATATGTACCAGTTACAGAATAGAATGATCCGCTACCACCAGCGCCACCGTTATAACTAACTGAAGAAGCAGATGTACCAGCACCACCAGCACCGCCACCGCCGCCAGCACCATAAGGCGAATTACCACCACCATCACCGCCATTATTTCCTTGACCGCCTGTTCCTGATCCACCAGGTTGAACTCCCACATTTCCACCACCACCACCGCCTGATCCACCAGAATTTCCTGTTCCACCTCCTCTACCACCACCGCCACCGCCATTTGCAGAATTTACACCTGAAATAGTAGAACCTGTGCCGTCTGGAGCATTAGCATTAGCTGTATTTCCAGTGGCTCCACCGCCAACTGAAACTGAAAAAGATGTTCCAGTATTTACACCCCCACTTGATCCAGTTACAAAACCACCAGCACCGCCACCGCCGCCAGAATTTCCACCACCGCAACCAGCACCGCCACCAGCTACTATTAAATAGTTAATTGATGATGGTGGATTTAGTGTTGTTATGGAATTACTTGCAGCGCTCGGAGCGCTTGTTCCAATAGCATTAGTTGCGGTCACAGTAAATGTGTAAGCTACTCCAGCGGTTAATCCAGTTACATTAATTGTTCCTGAACCAGCTTGAGATAATGTTCCTGAACCACCAGCAGGGCTTGATGTTGCTGTATATGATGTAATTGGAGAACCACCATTATTTGCTGGGGCTGTAAATGAAACAGTTGCTGTAGTTGTTCCTGTAGTAGTTGCTGTTCCAATAGTAGGCGCACCTGGCACTGATGTCGCAGTTACTCCAGCAAAATTAAGCATAATCCCACTCATGCTAAATTACCTGTGACCACCGCACGGGTCGCTGTAATGAAAAGAATAGTAGCTACGCCTCTTGTGGTTACACTAAAACTACTAATGTCTGAATCCGTACCGCCTTTATAAAAGTCCGTAATGGCAGAGCAGGTACAAGATATTGATCCGCTTGTATTGTTAAAGATACTAATAGCATCGCCAGCAGCAAAAATTGAAGCTGGGACAACAACCGAACCGCCTGTTCCTAATTCTATAAATTTACCAACATCAGTGGCAACTAATGTATAAGCTGTTGTTTTAGCACCTGAGTTTGGAATATTACGATAACCAACTGGATTTGTGCCATCAGCTGTACAAGAATTAAGATTTCCAGAAGAAGGCGTACCAAGAGCAGGAGTAACTAAAGTAGGTGATGTGCTTAACACGACTGCTACAGAACCTGTAGAGGCAGTCACGCCTGTACCGCCAGAAGCTACTGGCAGAGCTGAACCAAGAGTCAACGAACTGAGGTGCGTAATTGCATCTACTACGTTTGTACCATTGTTAAAAACAAACATTGACTTGCCAGCAGGGACTGCAATTCCTGTACCTGACGTGTTCTTTACCGTGACGGCATCTGCTAACCCGTTATTGACTAGATATAACTTCTCAATCTGGCATCCTGAACCAAGAATTAAGTTCCTCGCCCCGCCTGATGTACCTGTAAGGTTTAGTCGTAGATTACGAGCCGTTTGAGCCGCATTAGTATCCGTAAGGGTAACTGTAACGTCCGCACTAGAAAAGGCGACATCCGCAGACCCTGTGATTGCTTCGCTAATTGCAACAGAGAAGTTGTTATTGGTCGTGGTTCCCCATGTACCTGTCTGGTCACCTGTACCAATCAGCTCTATTTTAAGATCACTATATGTCGATGCCATAATTTGTCCTTACCTAAATAATATCCATTTTATGCTGCTATTTCAACCCAGTTCGGGGTTTGGCTAGTATCAATTTCTAACCAGAACGACAACTGACCAACTTGCCCTACTCCTTGTACCCCAACTACATTGGTTACTGAAGTACCGTTAACTGAAACTTGCCCTACTCCTCCAACAGCCTGAAGTCCTGTTACTGGGACATTTGCCGCTGCATTTACCGTTACTTGTCCTTGTACAACCGTGCCTGATACACCTATAACATTAACATTTGCATTTGTTATAAAACCTACAGTTCCTATAAATCCTGTAGCACTTAATCCTGTTACTGGAGCATTAGCGGCAGCATTTACTGTTACTAAACCTTGTCCTACTGTTCCTGCTACACCTGTAACAAAAACTTCAGTTAATAATTCAACAGTCACACCGCTAACTGCCCCTGCCCCTGCAACACCTGTAACATTTACATTAGCGTCAGCATTTACCGTTACACCCGATACTGCTCCCGTTCCTGCAACACCTACAACAGAAACTTGAACACCTTCTTTAATTACTACCTGACCTATTGCTCCTGTACCACTAACACCTGTTAAATCTATTACACCTGTACCTGTGACTTGAACTCCGCCAATACTTCCTGTTGCTAGTAGTCCTGTTACTGGAACGTTTGCTGCTGCATTTACAGCCACACCGCTAATTGCTGCTGTACCTGATACTCCTGTAACGCTAAATTCTACGTTTGTAATAATGGCTACTGAACCTACTGCCCCAGTACCAGCTACTCCCGCACTACCTGTACCCCAGCCAGTATCACCCCAACCTAAATAACCCCAACCTTCAAGGTAAACTTCTACGTTGTCTTGCTTTACTGCCTGACCTATTGCTCCTGTACCGCTAACACCTGTAAGGCTTAGAACCGAATCTCCTGTAACTGTTACACCATTTACACTAGCTGTACCAGATACACCTGTAAGGCTAACGCTAACATTTTCAGCTACTACTACGGTTCCTACAGCTCCAGTTCCTACAAGCGAAGTACTCCCAAATCCCCAAGGTGAGTCACCCCACCCATCAAGACCAAAGCCTTCTAGAGAAACGGATACATCAGCCACACCGCATTAACCTTAAGCGATGCGGATAATTGCACCAGTCGCAGTAGCCGCTGGGAACACAATCGTAAACGTACCTGCTGTAGAAGCCTTAGAACCACCAAAGTCTAGAACAGCTACGGCTGGATTACCTGTTGCGGTGTCGTTATAAATCAAAGCGCCAAATGCTGTAATGGTCGCAGTGGTAAACGATAAGTCCGCAAAGTCGGTAAGCGCTGTAGTTCCAGAAGACGTTGGAGTTACTTTGGTTAATGTTCCGCCACCTGCAACATATGAACCTGAAGCTGCTACTTCGTTAGTGGTTGTATAAGCCGTGGTAGCAGCAGTAAATGAAGCACTGTTGTTATACAAAGCTAGTTTAAAAGTCTGACCAGAGCCAGTTGAAAAGTTATGCACGCCTTGTAAGATTTGAACCTTAAAAGAGGTTGGCATGAAGTTACCTGTAAAAGCCATTTAAATTCTCCTTAATAAATTGGCAGCCTCAACTTCACCGCCTTGTACACAAACTTGAATGCAACTAGCCCTTTCGGACTGTGCTGCACGACTCAAATATTCAGAGATTGTACGCTCTAATGCTTCTCTGAAATACTTTGCTTGCTCTCGAATTTCGGGCGGGGCAGTTTCTGATACCCCAATGATCCTATTTACGCAGAGTTCTGTCAATTCTTCAAGCGGTAAACCGCCATAATTGCTTGTTTTTACGAGAGGGCTGATAATATCGCCAGTTTTAATTTCAAACATTTATGTCCTCTTTGCTTCTGGTGGGTTGTACTCCACCTCGTCTTTTACCGTATCTTTAACTTCTGAGTACTTTTTAGCCACAAACCGTTCGTTTTCTAACCCTACGACCAGTGGATCACTAAGGCGGTGATAGCCGTAGAGCTTACTAATAGTGGGTTCGCTGGTGTCTAACAGGCATGATCCTTGAGCTATACCAACTTTAATACCCCGTTCCATCGCCTTTGCCAGTAAAAACTCGCAACACGCTCTACCTGCCTCGGCAAAGTGGACTACGTTTTTGTACGAAAAATCAATCCCATACAGATGGATTTGCCCTACTTTGGCAGCAATTGCATAGCCAATCGCAAAGGCTACGGTGTTGTTAAAGTACCCTGTCCCGCAAGCGTTCATTACTTCATCTAAGGGAAACTCTACTAATCCAGGACAACGGGGGTCTAATTCACAGGTATAGATTGGTCCTGTGTGTTTATCTAGTACCGACCGCATAAGTCCCGTTTGAGTGCCTGCATCATCACTATCTAGGAATCGGCTGGCTGGATCCATCATAAAGACTCGGTCGTGATAAATGACCCCTGCCATAGCGTTAATTGCCCATACTTCATCAATTGGCTGAGAATGGGTCTTGGCTAGGATGAACTGACTATGGGATTTGCCCATTGCCACAATAGCAATACTTTTACCTGATAAGTCTGGAATCATCTGACTGGGTACCTTACTTGTCCACTTCTGTAGGCATCTTGACGTTCTTTTGCATCGCCTAATTGTTTGAGTTCTGCCATGGCTCTGCCATAACGTTCTTTGTATAAATTGACCGCATCGGCATCGGATTTCATAAAGTTAGCCGCTTCTAATAAAGCACCATATAACAGTACTGAATCAAAGTTTGTGCCAAGCCAAGACGTCCCAGCGGTCACAATTGAAGGTGGGTAGTAGAAGTAATGAAGTTCGGTAGCGTAGTTGGCATCTGGGGTAGGTCCAAGAATAAAGGTGCTATCGTTAAATACAGCGTAATACTGGGGTTCTCCAAAGAACGCAGCGTCTGTATCTGGGAAGGACTCACGGATAAAGTTGACGTCTTTGTTCAATAGATACTTATACTCATTCCCCGCATTAATCACCGCAAGGCTAAAAGTTGCCAGCCAGTCAGGAGGAGTCGTTAGGTACTTATTACCACTCGTTGTGTTACCTGTAACGTTTTGGCGAAATGCAGGTAGCTGGACGGTATTAAAGACACTTTGTTCTGCCAACTGCACAAAACGGGCAATCTGCTCGGCAGACGTAAACGACCCGACTGTCGCTGGGAAGTCGTTCTCTGCGAACCCTTTAATAGCGGACGTTAACTGCGTGTAATTCATCCCATCTTCCCGCTAGACATACGACCTTTAGTTGCTGCACCAGCACCACGCATCTCAATCTTACCGTATTGATTTACGGGTCTACCGTTGCCTTTGCTAATA